CTTATGTAGTTTCACTCCAGTAACGGACTGCACAACTTTCCAGGCATCTTTGTGTTGTTTCTTTTGAACATGGTCATTGAATTTTTTCTTCTGTTCTGGTGTTGCATTCTGATGAAACTTCACCAACTCCATGACACCAATGTTGCCTGCATATGCAGCTTCCATGATTTGTTCACTAAAACCATGTTTGAAGAATTGAATTCTTCTTTCTTGTTTTGCAACCCATTCGTCTGATGGCTTGCCTTCACCCTTGTAATATGCCAAAGGTCTTTGTGTTTTTTTGGACACTAATGCCCATTTTCCGTCTACTTGTTTTAACATTTATCCCCTCGTTAATGTTAAAATCTTTTGAATTTGTGACTCTAAAACTGTTCTACGATTCGGCCACTTGATGATTGGTTGATCAGCAGTTTTCAATAGATTGGTTAAAAATGGCATAATAATTTTTTCAACTTGAAGAAGTCTTGCCTTGTATTCTTCAACAGTTTCATCTTTCTCAGCAATGACTGCTTCATATTCTTCTTCTGAAGCTGTGGTGAAACCGAAATCGTTATCACCATATTCTTCCATTATCTTATTGATATCGAATTGTGGTGTTGTGCTCATTTGTCCCATGCCTTCTGTGCGTTAAAGTTTGCTTGGCTGAATTCTAATCTATCAACAAGTTTTACAGCACTACCTTTTAATTTATCTACGGCCACAAAACCTTCTGGATTTGTAATTCTGAAACCATTGTCTGTTCGTAAGAATGTTCCTGTAACTTGTTTTAATTGTTGCAGTTTTTTAATTACCATGTTCTTGGCATTTACCACACTATTTTGCATATCAAATATCTTTTTCAATTCACCTGCATTTGATCGATAGAAACGCATGACTTCATTCTTTTCAGCAATTCTTTTCTTTTTAGTTTCTTCTTTCTTTGCAGATAATACTTCTTTATTTAATTTATCTTCGATCCAAAGAATAAATTGTCGAACATGAGCAGCAGTATCTTTAATTGCTTCACCTGAACGGACTTTGGTATTGTTGAATGTTTTGATTTGAACTAATAAAGTTTCATTTGAAGCAATACGATTCATTACAATTGAACTGGTTGTTCGAAATAAAGAACCTACATTTGCAAGGTGTGAATTGATTTGTTTCGTTTCTTCTGCGGTAAATGTTGCAGTACCTGAGGCATCAACGAAATACGCATCACGGAACCAAACATCTTTAGTTGTGCTAAGATTTTTAATATCAATATTGAAAGACGCTTTCATATCTTCCATTGTTTTACCAGTATAAGAAGTATGAAAGACAATACCCATTTGAGCAGCCATCATGTTTTGTGCTAACTTAGAATCAACAGGCACAGCATACACAATTGTATTTGGTTGAAAGATGATGTAAGATTCGCCATTGATTGTTTCTTTTTTCAAGTCGCCTTTTGTAAACATCATGTCGCCTTGAAGAATGCCCTTGATGCCTAACTTTGGCAAATATCGCAGAGCAACTTTCAACTTAGCATTCAAACCTTCACCTGGATGATTCGCATCAATGTCTGCATCGGTGTAGTTTAACTTTGCACCTTTAGAGAATACAGATTTTGTACCTACAAAAAACTTATTGTTCTCGGGATTAATACCGCAAAAGATTGCAGGTGCACCATCCCATTTTGTAGTGATGTTTACTTTAGACTCTGAATGTCCAGCAAGCATATCTCTGAGTGATTGCAAAAAGTTAATTGCATCTCTTGTGCCTGCGACACCACGATTGAGAATTTCATCCTCAATATGTTCTAAATGAAGGTTCTTACCTTCTTTAGATTCTGTTAAAAATTCTTTGAAGTTCATATATTAACAATAACTCCAGTTGAAGGAACTTTATCGGTTACAACTATTCTTCCAGCACTATCTCCTCTAGATGGAGACACTCCATATATTTTAGGTGTTCCTTCCTTGTCTTTAGCATCAGGATCAAATCTTTGATCTTCTCGCCTTGCCCTTAATCTAAAATATAAATCATGTGTTCTTGCATATTCAACAGCTTCTGTTAGTGAACCATTAAGTGTCAATAGATTTTTTTTCGTATCATAAGTTCCAGCAACATTCATAGGTCCTATGTACATAAAATCAATTGGACCTCCCATTTTCACATTACCCACAACAATTTTAACTTTGTTTGAAGAAGAAATTTTTCCAAAAACATCAGGTACCTTATCACCCATTTTAAGTTTCTTTTTATTTTTTAATTCACTATAAGCGGTTTGCATAAATTTTTTAGCAATACCTGGAACTGCCAACTCTAATCCTTTTAATCCGCCTCCTGCTAAAGAAGGAGCAGATTCACCTTTTAACGAACAATTTATACCTTCTATTTTTCCTTTTCTCATCACATAAATTACAACATCAGTATAAGGTTCTGAACCACCCAATTGTCGACCAGTGTATTTTTCTGCGCCTACCACACCCTCAATTACTGTTTTACCGGCTTTTAGCGTAATTGGGTTTTTTTTATTGGATTTAAAGGCATCATTAATCTTTTTTATAACGCCGTTTTCTTGTCGTTCTGCGGATGCACCAGCCATAAAAATCTCCTTTGGAGACTATTTATGCCTACCTGATAATGTCAATCTCCTTATTTCCAGTCCAGACTTCGATTTCCGTGCGAATTCTGTTCTCGGCCTTTAGTGTATCATATCTGTTGGCAGCTTTTCGTTTCCACCAATCAATTATGTTTTCGAGGTGAAACTTGTCGTAATTCTCTTTGTCCTTCAACAACTTATCTGTTCTACCCATGACAACATCGGCATAATTGAAGAATCCATAGTTGGATACATAATATCTTTTCTTCTCAGTCAGTCCCAATGCTCTTGATATTGTGCCTTGAAACTTCTCACCTTCAGGTGTGCCTTTGAGTGCCGATTTGGTCAGAGCAATAATGCGATTTGAAATCTTCAACTTTCTGGATGATGCATCTTCAGGCACAATCTCACCAACGATATTTTCTACATAAGTTTTCAAATCTTCGTATGGTTTGCCGTGCATTAAAGGTAGAAAATCGGAGTCTGTCAGTCCTTTGAATTTCAAATATGGTTTCATGCCGTCATATTGTGATACTGCCTTTGAACTGCCATATAAACTGGTTGTTTCAAACAAACAAGTATTCATATCATACTTCTTGTTCAATTCTTCACGCACCCAATGTGAACAACAGATACCTGCAAGTAACTTTCCGCCGAGATAATTGAAACCAAAAGGTTGCGATGGCACAATCACAAATCCCATGACAGAAGTATTGTTGAAAGATTTTGCGGTCGATTCACTTTGTGTAAACACACCACCAAGCATTTCATTTCTTGGTTTCATATTGATGACTGGAGAACCAAGACGAATGAAACCAACCCACTTCTTTGTGTTCTTTTCTAATACTGCCAAACGAAAACAACGGCCAGGAATACTTGTCATATTTGAATGACTTGAAATCATGTTCAAATAAATGTCCCACATTTCTTGTGAAAGTTCCACAATTTCAAAGTCCATGTCATTTGGATGCATGGTGAAATCTGAAAACAAATCTTCTTCAGGTCCCATGCCTGGCAAAGCCATAGGACGAATCGATAAAGAATTTAACTTCTGCTCACGAATGTAGTCATCAATTTTTCCAAACTTATCAAAATAGTTTGAAAAAACATTAGCGCAATGAAGTGCCTGTTCTTTAGATAACATTACACTTTCAATCCATTAAAATTCGGCGATCTCTTTTTGAATTTACTTTCACGATTGCCAAATGTATTCAATGGCGGAGTATCATCATCTGGCATACCGGCATCAGCAAGACCTTGTTGTGCAGATGGTTCAGCATCATACAACTTCATCTTTGCACGATCAATACCAAGAACAAATCTCTTGTAAGTGCTTGGATCAGAATAACGATTCTTCAATTGTTTGACCATGATTTGATTCAGGCCTTCTAGTTCTTCGTTACTGATTAGAGCAAACATGAAGTCAGCAGTTGCAGGCAAACCAAACGATTCTGAAGTATCTTCAAGGCCGGGATCGGATGAAGTATAACCAGACCTAGTTGTTTGTGTCGCACTCACAATTGGCACGGCATATTCAACGGCAAGACCTCGCAATTCTTCCGCAATTGATTTGATATACGAATAACTGTTTACATTCGCTCCGGGCTTGATTCTTGCTGAACAACAAATATTCAAATAATCGATAAAAATAATTTCAGGTCTGAAGTTTTTCTTCAGAGCAAGATCATTCAACAAAGCACGGAAGTGCAATGCAGAAGCAGATGCAGTCGGATATTCTTTGATAATCAACTTGCCTTGAGTCTTGTTTGTTAGAACAGAAAACTTTCTTGTGTAGTCCTCTTTGGTGATTGTGTGCAATTCATTTAGGTCGATGTTCAATAGATTGGCATCAATGCGTTCAGCAATCTTTTCTTCTGCCATTTCCATAGTGATATACAGAACATTATGCCCTTGAGACATACAGGCGGCAGCCACATGACACATAAACAAGGATTTGCCAACGCCTGTGCCTGCAAGAGCAATGTTCAAAGTTTTGATTGGAAGACCACCTTTTGTAATCTTGTTGAACAGGTCAAGATCAAAACGAATGCGAGATTCTACTTTGTGATACGATTCATATCGTTCATCATAATCATTGATATAATCGTGACCAATATTGTTGTCAAACGAAACACCAAGAGCATCACTTAGAAGTTTTGGAATTTCACCTTTTGATTTGGTTGTTTTCGTATCATCAAGAATCTGCACAGATTCCATGATAGCATTGTAGATTGCCTTGTCTTGGCAAAACTTTTCAGTTTGTTCTGTCAACCATTGCAACTCTGTTGGTTCATCTTTCTCTTTATGAATCTCATTCAGAAGGTCAACAACATCATTAACAGTTTGACTTGTCAAATCTTTCTTCTCAGAAAAATTAATGATGAGTGCTTCGTGAGTCGGAAGATTTTTGTATTGATTTACAAAAGTAAAAACTTCTTTGAATAGTGTTCTTTCGGTAGAGTCAAGAAAGTATTCAGGCTTAATGAATGGCAATACCTTGCGGGTATATTCTTCATTGTAAATCAGATTCTTCAGTATCGATTTTTCTAGTCGGTTCATTTTTGATAATAATATCTGTTAATATGTCACCCATGATTGTAACGAAATTCTGATCGGTTTGCAAGCCGTCCAAATCATAATGACCAGAATGCAAAATAGAGTACCCAAACTGCAATTTAGGTACTCCGAGTTCATCAGAAAAACTTACTTTGCCATATGAGTAAACGACATTTGCATACTCACCGGTTGTAATCTCGACCCATGTGCCATCGGACATGGGTGCTTCTTGAAATCTATATTCAGGAATTTTCTTCTTCGGTTTCCAAAACTGAATCTTGGCCCATAATACTGCCATAAGTGATTTCATATTTCTTCCTCACGAATTCTTGGAAAGATTCTGATGCTAGAATGTTAGACCAAAATTCTTCCTTCTGAGTTGCATCATATCGATACTTATCACCAATTTCACCGGTGTCTTGGTTTACCTTGGCATACCAACCGTTGGATGGTTTAGTAACGTGTCCGGACTCCAAAGCAATGTCAAGTAGACCAGACCACTTGTTAATGCCACCGTCAAAAGATACATTAACAGGGATTTTAGATTTTTCTTTGACATAACGTGATTTCTCCACATTGATGATGAAGTTGTAACCAGTAATCTCGGTGCCATCCTTCTCTTGTTGGCGACCAAGAATGTAGATGTTGTCCGCAGAGTAATAAGAACCTGTGCCGCCACCAACAATGTCTTTCGGGAACATACCGATTTCTTTGTAGGTGTGATTGACAACAACCATAGGAATATCTTTGAGTGTCAAATGTGGTGTGACCATACGGAACAAACTCTTGACCTGCTTAGCACGGCTCATATCAGCAACAGACTTGCCTTCAAGAGCATCTTCAACTTCTTTCTTAGATGCAAGATTACCAATCGAATCAAGCACAATAATAAGTTTATCGCCACGTTGAATGTCGGACAACTGTTGCATGATATCAAACTTCAACTGTTCAATATCAGTTAATGGTGTGTGCAATACACGATCCATATCAATATCAAATGTTTCAAAGTATTTGATTGGTGTGCCAAACTCTGAATCATAGAACAAAAGAACGGCATCTTGGTATTTGTCCATGTAGGCTTTCGCCATCAACAAACTGAATGCAGTCTTGAAGTGTTTAGATGGGCCTGCCCACATGGTAAGACCTGGTGCAAAACCACCATTCAAACTGCCTGAAAATGCCACATTCACCATTGGCACAGGCGTTTGAATCATATCTTTA